CTAATATTACATCTGAGGCATAGAATCCCTGTATCTCTTCTGAGGGTGATGTAGATGATATTTCTGCTATATGTATACTATGGAATTTAAATTTATCTGATAGCCCCGCCCATTTATTGACATCCTTGGCAGACTCATCCATTCTTCTAAACTCATCAGTTAGGAAGTTTCTTATTTCAACAATATCAAGGAGATCTGGTGAATATAGGGTTAATAGGATTTGTTCGCAGCATATCATCCAGTTGTTCTCATAAGACATTCCTATCTTATCGTAGACTATGTGCTTCTTTCCGCTCAAGAATTGATTCATTTCTGGCTGTTGCTGTACTGGAACAATTGGAACAAGAGTCTCATTTAAGTTGTCTGAGTAATAGTCTTCCTGATTAAATATATCAAGTGCTGTAAGTCTGCTCCACAAGAACTTTCTTATTTCAAACATCGCATCTAATTTATAATTAGCCATTTGCTAACCTCGCAAATGCTGCTGATGTAGCGGCATCCGCTTCGTTTGCTAATTGATTTGCAGAGAAGCTATATTTAACTGTCTTAACTTGTGCTGGAACTCCTAATGCTCTAGATAATGATGAATTAAAAAGTCTTTGGAATCCCGATTTTTTTATAGACATATTAACTAGCTGACCAGTAAAGAAATATCTGTAGGCAGAAAAGAAAGAGTTTTTTACTGCAGCTCCACCTGGTTTTCTAACCGTAACGGATTCGCCCTTTGGCATAAAAACTGTGTAGCCATCTATGTCAAATACTAGTCTTTCTGAAAATCTAGGTGCAATCACTACAGTTTTTCCCTCTTCCATCACAGAAGCTTTTTTTACAAATACGTGTCTGTTGTTAGAATTTTCAGCTGGCACAAACGATTTAGAATCAGTTAGCTCATAGTTAACTTTTAAAGAAAGTCCATCTACTGGCAACTTTTTTAATTTAAATAGTCTTGCCTCGTCTTGGCCAATCCTACCCCATTCATAAACATGGTGAAAAGACTTTGGAGATGTTCTTGCTTTTGCATCTACATACTCTCCAAAATCAACTTCAAGCTGATCAAATATTACATTTCTAAATGCGGATTGAAATTGTGGATTAGATGCCAATTTTGCCATCACATTTGTTTTATAAAATAGGGCTGCAGATATTTGTGCAACAGTACTGTCTCTTATTGCACCACTAACTGGCTTGTTAGACATTAAATTAACTAGCCCGCTTGCCGCTCTAATTGCTAAAATTTCAGATGCCAATTTGCTGATTCTCCGCTCTTTGTAGTGATGAGTTGTATCCAACTACATTTCCAAATGGATCTGCTATTGGAGTTGTTCCTATCACATCAAATACAGTATCTGTATCACTTGGGTAATTCAATTCATACCAAATGGCTTTGCCATTGGCATCAACAATGTTTTTAATCTTATCTCTGGCAGTTAGCCTATCAGATGTTCTTACTTCTATATATTGATTATTAGAATATTTGTTTGAAAACTTTTGGTTATCGTTAGACCTATTTCGGCTTTCTGTAATAACTCCTCTAGCATAACAATCTATTGTTTTTATATAAGAGAATTCTCTAATCATTGCACCAGTGTTTGAATCTTGCCGTTCTGATTGACGGTAGACATCCATTTTCATGGTCATTAAACCATCAACTAAATCAAACATTACACAATCACCATTTGAGTAATAACGTAATCGGCTAAAAGTTTATCTGCATAAGATGATCCTGTGCCACCAAATGCTTCTGAGGAATATTCAAAGTCCCAGTCTGTTGTAGATATCTTTTTAACATATCTTTCTCTCCAGACACGATCCTTTGCAAAGTACATCTTCATCAGCTCAACTGCTGCGTCTCTGACTTCATTTGGAACGTAGTCCCAACCAAATCTTGCATAAACCTTGTACGACTTTGATCTTCTAAAAATATTTGGAGATAAATCATTAATAGATGGCGGGACCATTCCATTTGCAATATACACATCATTGTCTAATGATGATGTATGGCTTGCTCTTATTCCAAAACCACTTACTGTATTTTCAACAGATATTCCAACATTGTTAATGTTATTGATATTGTCTATAAGCAATTCATCATTGGCATGTAGCGTATGTAGCCGATTTATTTTTTTAGGCATTGCAAGTGTGTCTGAATCACTTCCTACTGTAAAGAATCTGTCATCATGTAAATAAAACTTCTGACCAGTATGTCCATCAATTATATTTCTAGCATACCTTTCAGCTAGCTTTAATTCCTGGTATGTTCTATGACTTGGATCATTTGCATCTGAACCAAGACCCATCTCTTGAGCTGCCTCTTGAATATCAACGTATGGAGTGACAACATCTAGGTAGGTTGTAGTTGAGTATGCAACTGAGTTGAACTGCCAATCCCATACTAACTTAAACTTTCTATTTCTTGTTGCATGCTGGACTGGTAGATAAACACCAAACGATCCTTGATCAACTTCGCTTGCTTCTGCTGTTACAGTTGCAATAATTGATGAAGGATTAATCTGTGGAGAAACAAGCGGATCGCCAGTTATGTCATAAAATTTTACAACTACTGATGATGTTGGCGTTATAGCTTCACCTTTTACGTAAAGTTTTGTTGTTGCTGCCGTGCTTGTGTTTATGTATATCTCTGCCATGTATTAGGCTTAGTTGTAGTACTCCTGTACTTCTCTAGGTGTAGCCAATCTAAACCCTTCCTCCTTATCAAAAATTTCTTGAGCCAAATCTGGCTTCATTGCTACAAATGGGTGCTCAATCGTAAATGTAAATCCAAGTGCATCATATCTGTAGTTTGGTCGATCCATCTTTACAAGAACCATATCTTCATCAAGCTTTTGATTTGGATCTAGCCTAGGAAGAATTTCATCTGCATCTTCTTTTGCGTTCTCTATGTTTTTAAGTGTGCCTTGGTATACTGACCAAGTTACTCCTTCTTCTGTTAGGGCTGCAATAACATCTGCTTTATTTTTTAGGCCATCAACATCAACTGCGAAGTCCGCTGCTAATGTCTTTAGTTCCTTGACCTTAAGTGTGTCAAATGACATATATATACTCCTTTGGTATGTATACAAATTATAGCACTATAAAATTAAAATGAAAAGCCCCCAAAATTAATTGGGGGCCTTTCGGTAGTTATTTCTTATTTAATTAAGAAGCAACCTTAACGTCTTTTACGACTACCCATGCATCTGCCTGCTCAATTTGGGTACCAACACGAGTATACATTGTATATTCGATTGAGTCCTTCTTTGGCCAGAAGAAGCGGTAAACAGTTACATCACGCTTGATACCAATAACAACGTTATTTGGGAATGTCAAGTGGACGTCTCCGTGCTCTCCTGTTGGTGTTGCATATGAACCTGTCTGTGTTTCCTTAAGTAGTGGAACTTCAACAATTGGAATACCAAATGCGAATGGTGCCACATATCCTGCTGGACCACCTAGACCACCCTGGTCTCCACGGATAATGCTTGAAGCAATATCTTGTGGGTTAACGTTCTGGATGTTCTGTGATGTTGAGTACAAGTAGTCTTGAATTAGGTTTGAGCCTGCAAGGAAGCGTAGGTCTGGACGACGCTGCTTGTACTTACGTGGCATAGCCTTTAGTGCCTTGTTGAAGATTTCACGGGATACTGGTGCACCCGCTCCAGCTACTACACGACCATTTGTCTTTGCAATCTTGACAATACCATCAAATGCCTTGTATAGGTTATCTGAAGATAGAGCTGTGTTACCGTTAAGAACTACGTCTTCTAGGTCGTTACCAGCCTGTGTTGCCATAAGTCTTGCAATGTGATCTTCTAGATCAGCACCCTCAATGTTGTCTTCTAGAGACTCAGTTGAAAGTTCCCAATCTAGGCGAAGCTTCTTTGTTGTGAGAGAAATCTTTGAGAACTGTACGGCTGAATTTGTGCCAGTGTTCTCTGCTTCGGATGCAAGCTTCATAAGCTTCTCTCCGACGCCGATACGATCAATCTCTGTAGTGTCAGCTCTCATTCGAACTGTACGTGCTACTTTACCGATTACTGTTGCATCGAACATGTAATCTAGGAATCTTGCGGATTGCTCAGGATTGAGCAAGCCTCCCTTACCCTCGGAACCTACGTGAATTCCGTCGGTAGGGTTTGCTGCGCCAGTCATTCCACCTGTTAGTGTTGTGCCTGCTTCAGCTGCTTTTGCTAATAGTTCATTACTCATTAGTTTTTCACCATACCCTTATTTTGTTAATTCGCTAACGGAACCGAGGAAAGTGCCGTTCCATTTTGATTTTTTGATTGTTACTCCTGTTGACCCGCCAAGGTCAGAGGACTTCTTAATTGCAGTGTCTGATTCTACTGCGTCTACTCTTTTTTCAACTGTGTCCATGATGGACTTAATTGAATCAACTGCTGTTGAGAGTTCTGTGTGCTTTTCTGCTAATTCTGAAATTCTCAAATCGACATTCTTGCTAAAAGCTTCGACTGTCTCCTTGATTGTTGAAACCTGAGCAGCGTTTGCCTCAGAGGCCTTTTCCAAAGTCTCTGAGAAGAAACCCTTAAGGTCGCCTAGCATTTTAACAAAGTCAGGTGTCTCCTGAGCTGTTAGTTCTGCTGATTTTTCCAGAACTTCGGCAGAAGTTACTTCAGCTACAATTTCAGCAGAATCTTGTTCTACTGGGGCAACTTCTTCAATAATTTCTGCAGGTGCTTCTGGAGCTACTGCTTCTTCTACTACTGGAGTTGCTTCTGTTACATTAAGCTTTTCCACTTCATTTCCTCCTTCTGCAATTGCCATATTTATATTTGTGTTGTCAGGCAATGTTTGCAATCTTGATCTACGTGAATCAAGAATCTTCTCTATTTCTTTTCCTTTGTTTACGTCGTTTGATTCTACCCATCCAATGAGTTCTGTTTTTTTACCAGTAACTGGAGATATGTATTCTGATTCTGTTGACATAAATACAGAATCGCTTTCTGCACAATAAAAAATATTTTCCATTTTAACATCTGCTGCGATGCCTTTAAAAATCATTTGTCCGTTTACTTTTTCAATAGATAAAATGTTACATAGTTCATTTGCTGGTGAATCAACGATTGATAGTTCAACTAGTGCATAGTCTTTAATAAATCTTACTGATGCTCCTGTTGATTTGTTTACTTCGTTATCTGATTCAATAATCTTTCCGCCGATAGAAAATCCTGTTAGTGTTCCGTCTAGAACCTTTTCCCAAGTATCCTGAGCACCCTTAGAAATGTATGCATCAACGTAAACACCGTTGTAAAATTCTTTTGTTGCAGGGTCATAAAAAGTTTCTGGTCTAAATGATGCTACCTTGCCAACTGCAAGTGGCTGATGCATTTCTCTTAGGTTTCCTCTGAAACCTTCAAACGCTTTCATGCTTGCTTCTTGTGTAACGACGTCACCAGTCTGATCCAGGTTGTCTAATGTTGCAAAACCTGAGACTGTTCTTTTTTCTCTATTGACCTTTGTAAACGGAACAGCTAAATTAATAGCATTTCCATTTGAAGACCAATGTGACTTTTCGATAATCATATGTTATATATTATAGAGATTGTTGTATCAAAAGGCAAATAACCAGTTGAGTAGGACTAGTTGACTTGTCTGCCGTCGCCCTTTGCATTTCTGCCCTCCCCAGATTTATCTGGTGAATTGGCAGATCTTTCTTGATCACGGGTTCTGCTTTGGGTTGCTTGGGCTTTAATTTCTGCGGCTTGGGCTGCGAGATCTACTGGAACGTCTCCGCCTTCTCTTGGAACCATACCCATTCTAACTCTAATTTCATTTGGAGTTATTACCTGGAATCTAAGATATCTTTCATCAATCTTTGACTGGGTATCAGCATCCGTTAAACTTAATTCATTAAATTTAAGCTCTAAGGCATCAGTCATTTCCTGGATTATTTTATTAATCTTTTTCTCAAGGTTTTCTTGCGCTGGCCTGCAAACTTGCTCTTTAAATGTTTTATCTGCATCTCTTGCGGCAGCTAAATTAATACCTGCTGGAGTTCCAATTTTATTAATTGGGACTCTATGAGCCATCAATATTTCATCTCGATTTGAATTTCTGTACTTTTCAAAAGAGCCTTCTTGTGCCCCTGCTTCAATTGGCTCCATTTTAAATTCAGTTTTTGAATCTGGTGAGTCTGGTGGGAGTGGAATATACAGGGATCTATGATTTTTTCCTTTAAGCCCAACCTGAAAAAATTCAAGCAATTTACGCTCTGACTCTGGGGAAAGCTTTGCTCCCTTTACTGTAATAATATATCTTGGTACCGCTTTATTTTCAAAGTAGTCCAGATTATACTTACCAGCAAATTCATTTCCTGCCATAGCATTTTGTGCAGCAATAATATCTGGGATTCCATAATAATTATTTTTTGGAGTGTACTTCTTTAAATGAATAATTTCATTAGGTCTATCCTCTTGGCCAGCAATTGGGTTTACGGTTTCTGTGTCTCCGAAGTTTCTAAAGAATACTGCCTTACCATATAGAAGCTGTATAAAACCGTCTCTGAGGCGCCTCACACGCATTGTCTTTGAAGGTATATGACCGATGTACCCTATCTTGCCAGTCGTTGTTCTACCGACCTCCAGATAGCCATTACCAGTAGCCTCTATGTCAGTGTAGAACTTTATAAGTGTTTCTTTAAATGTCTCATCTTCGTTGCAATCTTCTAGCCAACGATGCAGGTCTTGCTTAATTCTATTTAGCTTTTTACGTGCTCTTTCTAATTGCTTTTCATCTTCGATATCTTCAAGGGTGTCTGTAGTTTTTTTTGATTCAATAAAGTCAAATCCTAAACCTACAATATTAGCAACCTTTGCATTTATTGCTGCGTAGTTGTAAGGTGAAATTTCATAAATTGTTGAAAGATAGTCTAAGTTGTATTCTGGTTGAATTAAGTCAAATGTTGCGTACCCGCTAACTGCCTGTTGATGTTGAAGTTGCTGACTTACAGAACCATCTTTTCCAGTAAAAGCTTTTTGCAAGTCTCTTGATACTTTTCTTCTAAATGATGCTCCAAGGCCTGAAAGCTTTAATACTTCTTCTGCATCTATGTCAAATAGGTCGTCAGACTTTTGAGTCGTAGGGTTATTAAATCTTACCCAGTCTGCTGCATTTGAAATGTCAATATTTTCGCTAAAAATTTCGTCTTTAGATTCAATCATTTTTGAGGACCCCTAAGTTTAGCCATCTCTTCCTTGTGAACTCCTATGTCCAACGGATCTGGGGTAAGACCCCATCTTAATCTTTGCTTCTGGTATTCAAACTCTTCTTCATCAATTTGTCGGCTTCCTTCAATAAATTTAGGCTGGCCTTCTTCAATTCCATAATGAGCAACCGCTTTTGCTAACAAATCAATTCTTTCTTTATTGCCCAGCATTGATTGTATAGACAAGAAGTTGTTGTCTTCGTCGCCAATCCATCTGCCGTCAGGCATCTCCCAGACATAGACTCCTAATCTAGTCTCGCCAGATTTCATTTGAGCGTTAATTCTTTTTATGTCCATAGTTAATTATTTTACCATTCTTATATCCATAAGTCCAGCTTTTTGTCACTCAACCTGACAAAATTATATAATCTGGAACACAACCCTGTCTCTAGAGTAGGTTGAAACGGACTCTTCTGTCATTGATATAGACGAACCCTGGCCAATTGCTGCTGATTTTCCAATATAAAGATTGTAATGCTCAGATGGGCTGATGGTATCTGATGGATATGTGGCAATATTTTGATACAGGTTGTCATCTAGAACTCCAGATCTTACCCCTAATATTTGTTTGCCGTTTAACCACAAATCTCCAGAAATTAAAGAGGTTGCTTTAACAAATATATGGTTTGGCTCATCTAAATATAGATAAGAAGATATGTTAGTTGCTGAGGATATATCTTGCCCATTTATATATATGCTACTAATATTTGATTTTGTTATGGCGCCGTTAGCCGACCAGGATAGAGAGGTTTCAACTAGACCAGTTTTATTAAATAAAAGAAATCCGCTAGACAGGGACTTGGGAGTAAATATCATCTCTAAGCTTTTTGCTTCTTCTGATAAGCTTACGCAAAACGCTGAGGATTTAGGCCTAACTCCATTATAATAATTTTTAGTTCTTACTGGATAGCTATTGCTTGACAAATCTACATCCCAAGTGGATCCAGATGTTGGCTGCGGCACCGATATGGTGTTGCCCCCATTATGTGCAAACACCTTTTTCTCATTGTAAAAAGAAATTTTTAAGGAGTATAACTCTGGCATATAAATATTTAAATCTGAAGAAGCAAATTGAATTTTAAAATATAGAATTTTTTTTGTAGAAAAGCTAGACCCTTGTGTAAATCCTGGTATAGAGGATCCATTTGTACATATGCTCCATGGCCCAGCCTCAGAAACATCTGAAACATAAATAGAAACTCCAGTAGAGGCAACCCAATCAATCTTTGAAGACACATAAGGCTTTATAATATTTAAACCTAAACTTTTTATCATTTCTCCAGAAGATCCAGAGCTTAAGCATAAACTATTATTTTTTTCATTGTAAGAAAGGTTGGTACTATCAAAGGATAGGGATCTCCAACTTTCTCTTTCTGGATAAAGATATTCTGTTTCTGGATTGTAATATTTTTCTGAAACAACAAGTAACTGGCCAAGATCTGGGACAACAATTTGCTCATCTTTGTCTAAAAACAAATTATTATAGTGTGAAGATATAGATTTGTTAGACAAGGCGTACCTGTACACAGCTGGACTGTCGATTAAGAAATATTGACCAGCAGTAGTCGGTCCAGATAAAAGAGTAACGCTGGTATTTGTAAATTTATTAGATACGCTTTGCGTTGCTACAAGTAGCCCATCTACATAAAGACTCATTGATCTTATAGAGTAAACTCCAACGACATGAATAACTCTATTTGGATTAGGCACAGAATAATCAATTCTTTCGGATTCTAATTTAAATACAACATTTCCGTTATCCCAATATAATCCAATCCCAGAAGAATCTGCTAAAATTGGCGTAAGAGATGTTAATGTTTTGGGATGAATCCATGCTTCAAGAGAGAAATCATTATCGTAAGTATCCGATGTTGCAAATCCTCCAGTTCCATTTGTCCCAGAAAAGTCTTTTGATATAGTAAACTGTATATAATTAGAACTATCAATTTTATTTGAATGGTTTCCACCCGATACAATTGGCATTCCAAATTTAACTATCTGACCTACGTAAGATGCATGATTGTCGCAACCAGAAATGTCATAAGCAATAGACCCAGAAAGCTCATCTAATTTCCACAAGCCAATCGGAGAATCTTTTATTACATCTAGGTAGTATGACATCTTTTAATTATATCAGAGGGTGGGAATTAAACCCAATGACCTATTGCAATGTATCTTGAATTACCATTTGCTGGTTCTGCTGTCACCTGTACATCTGATGGAGAGATAATTATGCTGCCTGCCTCTGGCTTAAACTTAGGCTTTCCAGGTATTGAAATTTCTCCACCAGAAAAAGAATCGTTAATGTATAGCCTAGCAGTATACTTTCCCTTTGCTCCACAATTATTTTTTACCTGTCCTTCATTATGTTTTCTCACAAAATAGTCAGTGCTTAGATTAACTTCTTCTTCTATATTGTTAAATATCTTATACTGACTAAAACAGTGATGGAATGTCGCCTTCAAGTTATTGATAATAAAAAGGCTACGAGTGTCTACTGGACCAGACTCGTTAGAAAAATCAGAAGATACCTTCTTCTCATATCCATACTCTGTGTCTTGCCACTGACTAATTAAATTACTTGGATTCTTTTCGCTTTCTTCCAGAAAGCTTATATAGTTCCCAATCTCTTGAAGACAATATGTAAAATAAAATGTCTTTGGTGCAATTTCTTGAAAAACGTACATTGCCATAATTAACTCTTTCTAGTTTGGAATAAAAACGCCATCTACGAATTTACCAGTGTTAAGCCAAAACGAAGGAACCATATATTTAGATCCGCCTTTTATAAGGTGTGCTGTATGACTATATGGATCTGTTGAAGGAAAGATTATTACGCTTCCAGCCTTCGGCTTAACGTGAAACATAACTCTATCATGATTAAGTGGGCTATCAAAATCTTCTGCAGCGGCATCATCTGTAGAAGTCAATACTCCATCTTTTACATTAAAAGATATTTCTCCGCCTTCGTAATCATCATTTAAATACATTACCATAGAATACCTAAGTCTTCTATCCCCCTCCTGCTGATCAAAGTGGGATCCCATAAAAGTTCCAGGCATGTATTTCTTAATTGCTGTATCTGTCATTAAAATTATCTCAGCATCATCACCGATTTTTGAAGCATAATCTTCACAGACATTTTTCATACCATCAAATATCTCATTAAAAATATAGTTGCAATCATCTATAACATCTTCGGATATGTTTTTTTCTATATCTTCAGAAGACAAACACTTTATTCTTTTGTGTGATCCATAAATGTACATTTGTCCACTACATGCACCCCACTCTTCCCAGGGGGTTATAAAGCTTGAGTATTTATCAGATTCTGTTGATTCGATTAAATCAACAAGCTTTTTAGGCTCTTTTATAACATCCGTGTAGTAATACACCTTATCAAATAATTCTTCGCTTTTCATACTTCCTCCTATTTATAACTTTTGTAATAATTGTACCAGATATTTTTACTTAAATAAATCTTCTTTATCTGGGTAAACAAACTCTGGTTTCCATTCAGGGTCTTGCTTAAATAATGCATCTGATCCATTTGGATCAATCCAAAACATTGGTAGCATATATTTCCATCCAGACTTAACAACATGTGCTGTATGACTAAATGGAGAAGGCGATGGGAATATGACTATGCTTCCTGCTTCTGGTTTGATTGCAAAATCATATAGGCCTTCGTTTTTAGGATCAAGTAGGTCTCCCTGCAATGCAAGATTGGTGCTTGTTAAAACTCCATCTTTTATAGAAAAAGATAGTTCGCCACCTTCGTAATCATCATTTGGCCAAACTACCATGGAATAAAGAAGTCTAGTGTCACCTTCTTGTGAATCATGATGAACTCCCATAAAGTTACCAGACCTGTACCTATGAACTCCAAATTGCTCTAGCAATATAACATCTTCTTTAATTCCTTGAGACTCTTTATAATCTTCACAAACTGCTTTGATTGCATTAAAAAGTGGATCTCTAATTTTAATAAAGAACTCTTTTGTTTCCTCTGTGACGTCTTTGTCTATATTAAAAACACTATTTAACAAACATAATTTTTTATATCCGTAAACATAGGGGTTTCCAAAAGCTCTGTTTTCATCTACATCCCATGTGTTCCATGGTGTGATAATCGAATAAAGGTCTTCATGATTTTCAGAATCATTTACAAGATCTAGCCATTCTTTTACATTAGGGATAGCATTTCTATAATAATAAACTTGCGGGTGAAGCTCTTCTCTAATCATTCCGTTTTCTAATACAGTCGTTTTTATCATTCTATCTCCAATGCTACTTCTTTTTTAGCAGTTTGATCTGGGCCTGGCTTTAGCCTTTCGCCTTTTGCTTTAAGCTCTGCCCAGAGCTCTGCATCTTCTGCTTGTCTTTTTCTTTGATCTGCTATGTCAGTTTCCCACATAGCCTGCTTTTCTTCGCTATAAACAGCCTCTTCATTATCCCAAAATGATCCTATAGTTATTCTTGTTCCTTTAGTAATCATTTGTACTTCATGTATATTATGATGACCGCCAGCAAACGCTGCCAGCATTCCAGTTTTTGGCTGCAAAGAAATATCATGATCCCTAAAGTTTAAAACGCCACCTTCAAAATCATCATTTAAGTAAAGGAATGCTGCCCACTTGCTTCTTTCAAAAGAATTATACTCTGGTGAGTCTATTGGTGTATTGTCTGAATGATAACCAGCGTATGCTCCCTCTACCCATTTTTGTGCATGATAGCTAACTAGTTTAACTTTATCACCTCTACATATCTCTGTAGCTTCCTGTATTTTATCTTGAAGTGTAATAAAAAAATCAGGGGATAAACCAAACTTCTCTTTATCTTCATCGTCTGGCAAGTTAGATGCAAATGAGTCATAAAATGATATTGGTGCCCACGGAAGAGTTCCTTTTTCTACAGAATGTTCCCAGTATTTAATAACTTTTTCGCAATCTTCTGGGCTAAGAAAATTTTCAAAAAAGACAATATCTTCTTTTATCCTATTTTGATTTTCTAAATTAAATGTCATTTAAATTAATCCTTTCTAACTTTTTCAACTCTTCATAGTCTATAGTTTGATAAACTCCAGATTTTCTTTCCTCTTTGGTTCTGGCAATTTCCATCTCTTTCCATATTTCTTTACCATAAAGCTTTTCGTTTTCCAGCCATTCTTTTGATCCAGGATAAAACCTAACCCAATGGTTTCTTACAAAATACTTAGGGGTGCCCTTAACTTTTTCAACTCCATGCATATAAAATTGTCCAGCATCGGAAAGAAAATCTGGGTCTCCTGCTGGGAATAACAAAATGTCGCCCTTTTCTGGTTTGTAATAAACAGTTTTATTGTCTACCAAAAAAGTAAGTCCTCCGCCTTCATAGTCTCCATTTAAATACATGGTGCAGGTAAACGTAAACTTATATCCTCTAAAATCATGATAGTCTCTTTGGTAGTCTGTATGTACATGCATTGCAAGATCAGACTCTTCAATTCCTCCATCGACTTCATACTTACATATTGAAGGTCCCATTCTTTTCCACATAAGCTCATCAGTTCCAGAGTCTTCATCAAAAACTATTGCGTCTCTATCGATTGGTACGCCAAAAGTATCTGCATACTGACTTGTTGTTTTATTAAAAACCTCAATCATTTCATCCCAGAAGCGTTTTTCTAATTCTGTTCTTTCAGATGGTTCAATTGAATGGTTAAACTGATCAGCTTCTTTTCCAAAGGTGTACCAGCCATGCCAATTTAAAGCAGAGCCTTCTGGGTTTTGTTCCGAATCAATTATTGTTTTTGTTAATAGGTCGATGTCTTTCCATGGATTTTTAAAAACCCATATCTTTGGATATAGCTCTTTGTAAACAAAACTCATGGCTGTCTTTCTCCAGTATGCTCTAGTATTTGCCAGAAGAATGGTGACGTATATCTTCCTCCAGAAATAATTGGTCTAACTCCGTGAATATAACCTTTATCACCTGGGAAAAAATATGCTGATCCTCCAACTGGTTTAAACTCTATGCCTTGAACTGGAAAGAATAGCTCTCCACCTTCATAGTCATCATTAAAATAAAATAAAGAAGCTATATCGTAATGAGGAAAATCATTAGGTGTACCTGCGTCTGGGCCTTCATGCAGCTCTTTGTCTGCATGAGGATCTTGTCTTGATCCTACAGGCCATCTAACAATTGCTGGTCCTGTAGCCTGAACCTTTACATTAAAAAACTTTTCTACCTCTACTTGCAGTCTTGATATAAGATTATCAACAACATATACGATATCTGGATCTGCGGAAATTTCCATAGATCTACGTGTGCAAACTCTATCAAACCATGCGTTTGCATCATAGATTACTGTCCCATTTTCATTTACGTGAGAATCGGTAATGTCCCATGTTGTATTGGTTTTTGCAAAGTTTGTTAGTCTTACTCTTTCTTCATCTGTTAAAAAGTTTTTTAGCTCTACAATGTTTTCTGGACCTGTGCCAAAAAAACCAGACGGTGTTATAGAACCCAAAGACCTATAATCATGAGTGTTATTAGTATTTAATCTTTTTTCCATTTTACTTATATCTCCTTCTAGTCCAAAACTTTTTCTTGTAGACTCCACCTTCTGGTGTTCTAAAAGTTTCTGATGTTTCTCCTGCTTTTCTCATAATGTCCAGTGGTTTATGAAAAATAAAATCTGATTCCCAGTCTTCCCTTTTAAATGGGATTATCTGCAAATAAGGCGTTCCAGCAGGTACGACTCCAGTAAATCCATTTTGTATAAAAAATGGTATCAGACCAGATGTTGTAACCTTGTCACTATCTATTATACCACCAACGGTAAGCCATGGTAAATCAAAATGATTTATTGGCTGTATGTAAAGTGAACTATATCCTTCTGGAAGCTCTGGGGCCCAATTAGCATACCAATGAAAATGATTTTTTTCATAACCAGAAGGCACTTGAAATCCAGCAGATTCTGGTCTTTCTCCTACAAAATCATCAAATTTTAATGGAACTCTTGCCTTTATTCTATTATTTTTTTTATAAAACTCTATATCACATGGAGTAATTAAAGTATATCCTGTTGTAAATGTATCTAGCATAGCTGGACAAGCTTTAAAGTTTAGCATCTTTCCGCCGTCTTTATTTGCATTAGAAACTGGGTTTCCATAAAAATCTTTTATATACATATCAGCATCTTGCCACCATTTTGGCATAACTTTTGCAGTTGGGCATGGAGCAGTTTCCACATCATTATAATGTTTGTTTGAATGAAACACTATCTTGTTCATTGTGGTATACCGCATCCCTCTGGGCCATCCAAAGAAGTCTCATCATTTTTTAATCGTAAAGACTTTACTTCATGGGATCCTATTTTATTATTTTTATGATCTACAGCGTTTCTATAAAAATCAGTCCACCTACCAGACTTATTAATATCACTAACGATTTTTCCATAATCTTCTTTTGGGAAAAAATCTTTTGGAAGATCGCTATACCCTTTTATTGTTGCTATAGAATTATTTAAATTAGATAAAGATATTGGAATAATCGATGCAACTGGGGTATGCGCTGGAATAGTAATAATCTCATTAGCCTTTGTTATTCTCCATGCAATTGGGAATGTTCCTTTAAAAAATGAAGTGCTTATTAATGTTGTAAAAGGCCAAACTCCATCTATTGGCCAGTTTGGTGTTGGCATTGCCAACATGCTTACATTCTCTTCTGTCCTTATAACTAAGTTTGTATTAAAGCTGATTGTTGCATTTGCCCTTGAAGTTGAAACATAATCATTTCCCTTTAAAACTTTAACATGAGTATCTGTTGAATCCGAAATGCCATCCCAAACAAATTCAATATCTACGGGAAAAGAAATTCCCCATCCTAGAGTATTTGAAAGACTTACTGGAAAACAGTGATAGGCATGCTTATCAGATGTCTCGTCCATCCAATCTCTTTTAACTCCAAGCGGTTGAATATTTGCTGATTGATTTGGATAAACTTTATAAACATCAAAGTTCATCAGTACCCATCTTTCATGGACTTTTCAGACATAAATTGTCTATAAAAAGATTCTGTGTGTGTTGCATCGTTGTAATCTGTCATTGTAACAATTGAATATTTTAATCCAGATTTTACTGGAAGGGCGGCATGTGAGAACAAATACGTAGACGGGAATATATATAAATCTCCAGCTTTTGGCTTAATTGTTAAATCAAGTTTATCAAATCTTAAGCCACCCTCTTCATAGTCATCGTTAATATATGCAACCATTGATACTGTTGATATGTAGGACCATCCATGATCTGAGTGATAAGAAAAGTGTTGGCCTGGGCCATATTTAATAAAATTCATGGCTTCCCAATATTTTAATTCAATATTATAAAATGAGCAATAATCATCCAAAGCAACCTTTTGAGCATCATGAACATCCTGCCAAATAGCATCTACTTCTTTATTGTATTTATTAAATACTTCAGATTCAAATTTTTTCCATTTAAAATCTACACAATCTCTGTAGTCTGGCATTTTTTCTCTGTAGCCAACGGTTGCTTCTTTCCATGTATGCATTCCTTTGGAATTAGATATCGCTTGCTCTAGTCTATTTATTAAATCCATATCTGACTTTATTACATCTCTATAGACCCAAATTCCTGGGGCAAGTTCTTCTTTTGACGAATACGTTAAATCCATTATTCTTCTCTATTCCATTTACCTATTGGGCATTCTGCATTAGAAAGCCTTGTTTTCAATTGCATAAAACAACCGCACTGTTTACACTGTTTTGTTGATTTTATTAGCTCTGGGCATTGTAAACATATGTCCATTCTTTTTTTTTGAACATCTTCTAGTACATCTTTTGATGAATCAAATACGTCCCAAGGTCTTGAGTCGCCATATTTATTTTTAAAGTCTTCCCACTTGGACATTATTCAGGAGCGCTAAAACTTGTACCATCCCAAATGTAGCCTGGTGCTGCTATTTGATCGTCTGTAACTTGAACAATTTTTATATTTTGAGAAAACGCTGCATCATAGAGTTCATTTTCTATGGAGCCTTCTGAGCTTGTTAAAACCATTAAAAGTTTTGAGTCTGCAAGTAGTGCTCTTTTTATTGGCCTAGGTGATGTAGATGATACTATTTCTTCTCTATCTAGCCCGCCACTAAAACTAGATCCATCCCAAATAGCGTTTCTTTTTACAGATAAAGAATCAGCATCTGATATATTTACCCCAGAAATAACTGCATTTGATAAAAGAGCAGACTTAATGCAATTAACTAGATCATCAGCGCTTTCTGAATCCATTAATCTTATAATCTGAAAAACCTGCCACAAATTAGGGCTGGCTTCGGTTGTTAATGCAAATTTATTCATAGTTATTTCTCCTTGTTTTTATTATAGCATTTAACCTGGGCCCAGTAAAGGGCCCAGGTTAAATTAATTACCAGTGATTACATCCGTATCCACATACACCGCCAACAAAGTGTGGTGGGAAGAACGGTGGGAAGAACGGTGGGAAGTGTGGTGGGAAGAACGGTGGGAAGTAAGGTGGGAAGAACGGTGGGAAGAACGGTGGGAAGAACGGTGGGAAGAACGGTGGGAAGTGTGGTGGGAAGA